CTAAGATGCTCGAAGCGATTAGCAGCTATGAGCAACGGGTAGCAGAGTTCGCCGGCGTTTCTCCTGCAGACCTGCAGCGGTTAGGCGGCACAGCTCGCAGCGGCTACGCAATCAGCATTACCAATGCGGGCAAGCGCGAGGCTCAGCGTAAGTATGAGCCAATGTTTAGGGCCGGAGATGTCGAGCTCCTGAGCGTATCCGCTAAGATGCTCAACCTGTTTGCAGGCTATAGCGTCCCAGAGGCCGGCTACACAATCCGCTATCAGGCAATCCCGATGAGCGAGCAAGAGCGGGACGGGATGCGCAAGGATCTAATAGAGAAGATCCAGGCCGGTATTATGTCCAAGGTAGACGCCTATATGGAGCTTCACCCAGGGCTAAGCAGGGCGAGAGCGATTGAAGCATTACAACGAATTATGACAGAGGAAGCAGTAGCACCGACGCCACAGCCTCAGGGTATGGCTGCCGCTGGAGCTATTGCAATATCGCCAGCCGATGCGCCCACAATTGACGCCGAGGGCAACATCGAAGACGTAGGCGAAAGAGTTGTCTTGAATGGTGCCCAGGTCGCAGCTGCACAAGGGATTGTTGAATCAGTAGCCGCTCAGCGTTTGCCACGAGATACGGGGCTAAACATGCTGATCGAATTCTTTAACATTCCACCCGCTGCAGCTTTGCGAATTATGGGCTCGGTAGGTCAAGGTTTTACACTGCCTCCAGAGGCATAAAATAGGAAGGACAAAACGATGGGAGCAAGCTGCCCACACTGTAGCAAAGAGGTAACGGGCTGGATTCCAGAGGACCGGCTTAGCAAGATGGCCGCCGATAAGCGGGAAGCGCTGGCAGAGCTGGAGGCATTGAAAGCCCAAGCACAGACTCTGCAAAGCAAAGCCGAGCAAGTAGAGGCTCTAACTGCAGAGCTTACCGAAGCCCGCACCCACGCCGCTAACCTCAGCACACAGCACAGCAGACAGCTTGACGTATACCGGCACGGAGTAACCGATAGCGAGGACGTGGCCGATCTGTTGGCTATCTATGAGCGGCGGGCGCCCGATGGCGTGAGCCTAGGGGATTGGCTGGGCAATCGTGATGAGCTGCCAAAGGCGGTATCTGCTTTGCTTGCCGCGTCACAAGCTGAGGCGGGATCAATGCCGCCACCACCTGCCGAGGCCGCACCCGTTACAACGCCACAGGCTGCAGCAAACGGGGCCGAGGTGGCACCACCTAACCCGACGATTAGCGCAACAGCCCCAGCAGTTGCACCCGTAAGCGCTAACGCTGGGGCCGTGGTAACTCCACCGGCCCGGGCTATGCCTTCCGCGTCTGATATTGCTTCAATGTCGATCGATGAATACAAAGCGCACAGAGACACTCTAATTGCAGGGTTGACGCAGCAGCGCGGGCTCTAATACAATTCTCTTGCCGAGGGTCGCACCCGTAACAGCGTTTAGACGGCTCAAACCCAAAACTAAAACACTGTTTCTAAAGGTGCTCAAATGCCGATTACTCATTCTTCTATGGAGACGGATCTTCGTCTCGCCGCAGTCCTTGATCAGGAGATCGCTCTCCTTCTGGCTGACCGTTCATCCATCCGTAACTCTGGCGCTGTTAAGTTCTATGGCCTCATCAATGGCCGTGGCTCTGACACCCTGAGCATTCGGATCGCTGGCCTTGATGGTTCGGACAAGTTCGCCGTAACCGCTGCCGAGGACACCGACGTAACCGAGACTGCGCTTACGGATGCTAGCGTCTCTCTCGCTGTTGCTCGTTACTCGCTGCGCCGCGACCTGGGCGATCTCGCAGAGCTGACCGGCTTTCCCGGTACAGACATTAGCGTAGACCGTCTGGCTGCTTCAATGGTTGGCGAGGCCGAGCAGTGCTTTATGGAGATTATTGGAGACACCATCACCGGCTTTGGCACAGACAAGGGCTCGAAGGGCACAAGTCTCAGCGTCGATAACTGGTTTGATGGTATCGCTGAGCTTCAGACGGCAGGTAACACCGGCATGGTCTTTGCTCTCCTGAACCCCCAACAGCTCGGACAGCTTCAGTCCTCGATCCGGGCTGAGGCCGGCGCGATCCAATTCGTGCCAGCTACCCAAGAGATGCTTGCCGTTAAGGGCGCCGGTTATGCTGGCATGTTTGCAGGTGTGGACATCTACACTAGCAAGCAGCTTGAGAGCTCAGGCGGCGGCTATGACGGCGCTATGTGGGCCGAAGGTTGCATCGGTTACGCCGAAGCAGCACCCATGATCACACAAGGTAGCGTGGTCCGTCCGGGCGTCTCTCCGGTTGTGGTCGAGTTCCAGCGGGATGCCTCTAAGGCTCTTACTGAGATCATCGGTCACTACTACCTGGGCGCTGCCATCATTCAAGATGACATGGGCGTGGGTATTCTCTCGACCGACTAGACCTAAGGTAACCCCAGGGGGGGGCGGGCTCCTTCCGTCCTTCCTTGGGGTTTACTCCTCCTTGGGGTTACCGCTTTTATTTAAATAGGAAGGACACAACATTATGGCTCACGATTTCGGAAATTTTGGCACGGTAGTTAGCGGGGCTGAGGCCTCGACAAATCCAGCGGCGGGAATTCTGCCAGAGCTGCCGCGCGCTAAGTTTTACCTGATGCACAACCCCGAGGGGTGGGAGCCGGTAAAGCGCGAGGATGGGAGCTGGGAGTGGCTACCAATTCTTAAGCGTCTAATCTGCAAGCCGGGCGTAAATGGCGTCAGAGGCGGCAGAGGCGGGATCGATGATAGCCAAGCCCGTGTAGGCTTTCAGGATCGAGGCTGGACGATTATTGATCGGTCGCTGGGCTACATTACCCGCTATCCATGCCGCAAGGGGTACACCTACTACCTTACCTGGGACAAGCCAGTAAAGGCAGGCCGGCGCGTTATCGTTCGTCACGATGCGGAAGGCTACAACGCCTTTAGGCGTCAGCTGGTAGAGGACGGCATTGTAAAGGCTCCCGTGCCCGAGGTGCTTTATGGCATTCTCAATCAGTACGAAAAGAAGATTGAGCGCAACGCCAAAGACATCCACATTCCGGCGATCAAGGCTAAGATCGACGAGGCCCAAGAGGTGCTAGACGGCGCCGGGGCTATGATTCACTCAGACGTTAAGCCAAAGCGCGCACGAGCAAAGAAGGCGGACGCATGAGCAAAGAAGAAAAGACCCGCGAGCAAATCGAGCAGATGACAAGCAGGATCGTTGACTCGCAGCGCCAAAGCGGCGACAATGTGAACAGGTCAGCCGTCCGCGAGCAGGTCAGACAATCCTTTATCCGCAACGAGCGGAAGTAATAACCACCACACTAGCCGCCCATTTATGGGTATTGGATAAATCCCGATGGCTTCTAAATTTGCTTACCGTTACCGCAAGCCTGTTGCATCTGTTGGCGTGGGTGTCCGCACCTCCGCTACCGAGGATGACGCTAGCGCCCCTACCATTACCGCTGGCTCTGGGGCTCCCTCAGCTGCCGAGGCTAACGGCTCGCTCTACATGAGGACCGACGCCGCTAACGGTGATGACGCACTCTACGCCCGGATTGGTGGGGCTTGGGTCGCACTCAAGGGCGAGACTGCCTAAGCACTCGAAGGGGTTAGCTCATGAGCTCCGCTGACGAGTGGGAAGCACCATACACAGCCCGGATTCCCTTTCCTGATTACCTGGAGAGGGGCCGGGCTCAGGTGGTTAGGCTTGAAGTCTACAGAGATGGGGCGCTAGTCGCACCTACAGCGGGGACGTTTACGCTTTATGATGCCGCAGGATCAGCAGTTCTTAACGGCGTGGCTGTTTCTATCGTTAGCGAAAAAGCGCAATATTCGATCGGAGCGGGAGATTTACCAGCCTCTCTTCCCGTGGGCGAAGGCTGGCAAGAGGAGTGGTCGCTCACTTTTGCCGATGGCGTTACCCGCACTTTTAGGCGCTCCGCTGCTCTTGTACTTAGGGCTATCCATCCTGTGGTAACAGATGCGGATCTATTGGCTTGCTATTCCGATCTAGATGACCTGAGGCCGTCCGACATGACGAGCTATCAGGCCGCAATCGATGAGGCATGGCGGCAGATAGTAGGGCGTCTAGTAGGCCGTGGGCGGTTCCCCTACCTAATCCTTGATCCGTGGTCTTTGCGGGAGATCCACCTAGAGACGGCGCTGTCTATTATCTTTCGCGATTTTGCTTCAAGCGTAGGGGAAGGCCGCTACCTGGATCTAGCTGAGAGCCACAAGAAAACGGCGGCGAGCTCCTGGCGTCAGCTCACGTTTCAATATGACAGGGATCACGATGGCCGGCCCGATGGCCAAGGCGGAAAGCGCACGAGCTACGAGCCCGTTATTTATCTCAGCAACGCACCACGGGGCCGCTGGGGTGGCCGGTAATGGGCGCAACAGTAAAGAGCCTACGGCAACGGGTAGAGACAGCGATCGACGCTGTGACGGGCTTTACGGTTGCGAAGCATCCCTACAACGTCTTTGGACGTGACCCGAGCTCAGTTCTACACAAGCGCTTTGCCGTAGGTGTACCGCGTACAGAGCCCGTAGCTAACCGTAGGCAAAAGACGGACGTAGGCGCGGTCTGTAACACT